TTGCACAGGATAAGTTACACTGCGGCATGTTGCAATAGAACCTGTTGCGTTCTCTTCAAACAGATAAATACAAAGTGATGTAGCAGCTACACGAAGTTCACTTATGGTTTGGGCAACTGCGGATTCTCCGCAAGAATAAAGAGCGGTGATCTGAACAACATAAGGTTTGCCTTCTTCCAAAGCCGCTGTATTCAGATTAATAACATTTGTGGGATGATTAACATATTGAGTGAGTACAGCGCTGCCAGAAGGTAAACCACCAGATGCCATAAACGCTTGAATCATATACTCAACAGGAGTTTCGCTGGTTCCAGTCAAAGGTAGAGACCAGCTAACTGTCGCTGTGGTATTGGTCAATCCACTAACAGCAACATTAGTCGGAGGAAGTAGTACACAAGATGCAACAGGCGTACCACAGCACTCTGTAATCTTTGAGCGCATATCGCAAATAGTCAGCCACATGTTGTTAAGATTCTCCATGAGCGTTACAGGGCTTATTACCCAACCAGGAAGCTCTTGCATCAATACATCGCTGTCCATTAAAGTAGACTGTGTATCTAGGCCTGTACACTCTGTTGCAATAACAGCATTGATCTGAGCTACTGTACCTAGTACCTGAGAAAGCGCACAAAACTTATTTTCTAAGTTATAAAAGGCCTGTTGTACAGGAAGAGATGCGCCTGGTGTAGGTCCGCTGGCACACTGTACCGTTACATTTATAAGCGGGTTAACACTTCCCCCTGAACTGTTGCTTTCCAGCAAAGTCACACGGTTTTCCAGTGACTTGATGTTGGTATCCAAGTCACCAATAACCAAGTAAATGTCACAAATTGCCTGAGCAATATGCTCTACGTACTCTGTGAGAGGCAGGGTGGTAATGGTGTTCCCATCGCTATCTGTATACTGCAAACACTCTGGCAAATCATATACTTCAGTTTCAGGAGTAACTATTCCATTGGCTGATAATGCCAGGCAAAGTTTAGTAACTACTAACTGGTAAAACTCATCACGGGTGGTAGGTGCAACATCCCCCTCTGTCAAAAGACAGGTCAGGTCAATGTCAAATGCGCTATCTGCTATTTCGCAGAAAAGCGTACCCAGTTTGTAAACTACCTCGGTAACAGAGTCACCAGAGCAAAGGCTAAGACAAGGAATGTCTGGACCCTGCCAGATCACGCAATTGGATGACACCGGAGTGCATGCCTCTGACGTTTGAGTTATGTTGGATTTTACTGGCTTCATAGGGTATTGATTCTTTCTTCAACAGCTGTATGTGAACAACCTTGATATTCCACTGAGCATCCGCAGCCCTTGCGCTCCAGGTTACGCATGTAGATGGTGCGTAGGTCATCTGCCAATACCGCATCCACCTTGGCGCGGCAAGACTTCAGACCAAAGCGCTTCTTCTGCATTTCCTGAAAAACTGCATCTGCAAAAAGCTCATTGATGTGCTCTAAGGTATTCACCTGTTATAGTTGTTGAGATTGATGTTTTGAATATTCTGGGTCAGCTTTAGCATGTTTTCATACTGCGTAATACAGTTGGAACATACAGAACGTCCGTCTGAAGCTGTGCGTACCTGGCAGCTACAGCCTAGGTTTGCACTACAGTTGTTACATTTTGCCATATACTTGTTGGTTGGTTAGCAATTGCATGTAGAGCAACATCCGCTCTGGTACTTCTTTAAAAGTTTTTGGGCATAAGTCAGCATGTTAGAGGCATCCTTTGGGGAATGGCAGTATTCAGCCTTTGCCTTAGCCGCATCCAAAAACATCTTGATATACCTGAGGTCATGCATTTTTTCATGTTGCTCAGGTGTGGGTTCACAAGTTGTCAGCTGTACTTTACACAGCTCTTTATAGTAAGTGTTTAATGTTGCCGTAGTTCTAAGGTGATAGTACTCTACATACACCTTGTCATTAGGGGACACAGAAAACTTGATGGTATATAAACCGTCTGGCAGCTCTGTGATTGCAGGATTATTTACAGGCATTAGACCTAGGTCGGTTGCAGAAAGATTCTTGCAAAATGCAGGCTCAAGACCTTCACTGATATAAACAGGTACGGTATACCCTGGTAGATATATGTCCAAACGCTGACAATCTACGGCAAGGCCTTGCGCGTAGACAGATGCGTCACAGATGCGCAAGATGTTCTCACACGCTGTGTCTGGAACATCAAGGGATAGGTTGTGTCTGAGTGTTGCCATAGGATATAAAATGCAGAGTAATCTCTACAATAAGAATTTACAAAAAAAACAGCTAGAAAACAAAAAAGGAGACCAAGTTTCCATGATCTCCTTTTTTTATCAGTCAGGTGCTACTTACACAGGAACACCAAATTCATCAACACACGCCACTGGGTTTCCGGCAGCTGCAAAATAGGCATTCAAGAAATCAATGAAACTGCCTATAGAAAGGTCAGCGCTGTCAGAAGCAGGGAACACAATTTTGATCAAATATTGATCGCTATCCATAGTTCCGCTTGGGTTGCTGCTACGAGGTACATTGTGTAAAATGTGCAATGCCCAGTACTTAGCAGTTCTGCTTATGTCAGTAGTAAGAGTAGTGTTACCCAATACCTCACGTAAACGTGGATCTTGGTTCCATGGCTCTTGTCTGTAGCGCTTGTCAAGGATGTACTCACGTACTACAGTTTCACCGAATCCTTTACCTTGCTTGGCTTGTGCCAATACATAAACACCACCGTTGCTAATCACCGCGTTTGCAGGATTGGTAATTACTCCACCCTTTCCAAAACATGATGTGTCACAAGGAACGTCAGTCTGCTCTACAACAGATGCATAGATTTCAATTGGCTGATATTCAACATGATCCATAGGAGAAAAAGAGCAATCCTGAAAATCAGTAGCGCTATATGCACCGGTCAATGTCAAAAAGCAGTCATTTGTAGCAGGAGTCGCATCTGGAGTATATGCTGAAAACGCAGTCGTTACTGGAGAATAAAACGTAACAGGCTCATTATTAAATGATGCTGCATCAGGAGTAACACCAGTATCTGGAAAAGAAATGGTTACCTTACCTGCAGTTTTACTAGTTACTACGGCACCTACAGGAAATCTTGCACCTACAACACGTTGTCCTTCAGCCACAGCCGTTGTGCTGGCCATGTCAAAAGTAGCAGAAATAGCAGTTATGTTTGTTCCAGGAGAAGCGCTGGTTGTAGCAGTTGAGGCAACATTAAACACCGCAGCTTGAACAAACTGATTCAAGATGGGAGATGCATTGATTGCTTCCTTCCATTGCAACAACAAGACCATTGGGTCAACGGGGTTGGTACCGCAACAACCGCTATGAGCATCAAGTGTTTGATACAGGTTGTGCGTTAAAAAACGCAAGGCAGGAGAACCTTTTACGTCTACACGTAAACGGTAGGTAGTGTCGCACTCAAGAGTTTCACAGTCTTTGGCAGGTCTAACCATCAACACATGTTGAGCCGCTTCAGCACTTTTGGTTAAGTAAAAAGCACTTACATACTTTGGGTTGATACCTTTAGACTTTACAGTCTCTTTATATCCACCGTGCAAAGAAGAGCCTAATTTATCAGATTGATAAAAGCTTCCCTGTGCCAGGTAAATCATTCTCAGACCGTTTCCGTACAGATCTACAGCGGGTTCTGCAAGGTCAACGAGTTTGTGATTTTTAGGGTCAACAATACCTACCTGCCCAGGAAGTAAGGTAGTAGTTGCTTCTGTACCAGTTCCAAGCTTGAATGGAGTGGGACTGTTTGCGACCAACATCTTTTGGTACGCGTGTGGAAAATAAGCCATAGTTTATAAGAATTAAGGGTTAAAAAAAATCATTGTAAAAAGAGAAGCTTGTACTTGATGGAGTTAATCGTGCTCTTGATGGTGTCAAGGTCATTCACGATCTCACTGAAAGGTATTTTGCTTTGCAGATTGTTGACCATGTCTGTCAGCTCTCTTAAATAAGATAATGCATCTGTGACGTCGTTCAAAATTCTGGCAGCTTTTTCTTCACCATAATTTAAGATCATCTCGCGCGCACCCTGATACTGTTCTGCCAGTGCATCTGCATGACCAGGTAAAGCATCATAAAGTTCATTAAGTGCATTGTGTGATGCAAATGAACCAAGGCCTTGTACACGAAGATGCAACTTGTGGAAAGACGTCCGCGCATTCATCAGTTCAGAAACACATGCCGCAACGCTGTCGCACAGCGGTCCCTGTCCTGTCGATTCACTTCTGCGTTTAAGTTTGTATATTGGTTGTTCCATTAGTTATTCTGTGTTGCGTTGGTTTTGTTACGCTGATACTGCAGTACGCTTTCAATGTCGCCAGCCAGTATAGAAACGGCCTCATCAACAATCAATTCAGCTACATCATCTTTAAGTTCACACTCCACATCTTGTGTACTGGCCACGCCTGTAGCAAGATTCACACAGCCTGTAAACTCTACATTCACTGGATTGCGATAATAAGTCAGCTTAGGTTCAGCGACTTGGAACTTACCATCATGATAAATCCTCACCCTGTTGTCTATAAGCGTGCAGAAAGTTTCACCCCACTCTGCGCTTGGACTTCTCAGCTGGTCAAACAGCAGGTTGGTCACGTCAGCTACCGGAGCCAGGTATACTACCAGCCTGCGGTCAGGACAGCAATCTGTTTTGGCAGATGCTCCCACGCTTTTATAAAACAGGTAATTGTCTGGCAAATCGCCACTCTGAAAATAAACTTCCCCATGAGTGCCTGTAAGCGATGTTTCCGTCAACAGACATTGCAAATCATCAATCAGTACTTTAGAGCTCTCATCCCCTTCTTTGGTCTGGTTCACTCCATGTACCTGGCGTCTGACAAACTCAAGTTGTGCTTTATTGAACGCTTCCGCGATCTGCCAGCACTCAATGTTGTCATAATCCATAGAAGACAGTTTGTTCAACCGCTGCTTGATTTTGATCTGTAACTGTATGTTATTCATATTGTCTGGTATCCAGAAGGCAGGGCCCGGTGTTACCCTGAGCCCAAACCTTGAGGATGGTGTATGTTATGCGTTCCACATTTTTTCTACGTTCTTGGTAATGTCCGCCAAGATGTCCTCATTCAGAGGGTTCTTTAGGTACTCTACCACGTCTGATGGGTTTTTACCCACCATGGTCGCGCTCTTCATGTGATAGATAAATCCATCACCACGTGTTGCAATAAACTTGTACAGGTTGGCGTCTTTCACCATAGCGCGGATCTTGAGCGTTTCCATGTCCAGTGCAATCACATCCAGGAATCGCTGCGCTGTTTTGCGCTTGTCCTTATCCACTGACTCACCGTTAATGTACTTATCCATATTGTCATACAGGATGTCAATAGGTGTAGTCTTACGGTACTGGGTGGAGTTAGGATCCACGATTTTGCACACGTAGAACAATTTGTTCTGGTTCTTGTCAAAGAGCTTTTGCAATTCAGCCAAGGCCTTGTTGCGTAATTTTTTAACTTCAGTTCTGATGGAAGCTGTTTCTTCAAACTTATCCAGGTAAAACTTAGCGCCTGGGGTTCTGCGTGCATCTTCCAGCGAGCCCGCAATGAGTGAGAATCCTCCTGCCTCAATAGCCTTCATCTTGATGAGGTCATAAGGGTCTTTGGCCGGATCCAAGAACACAGGGTCATTTCCCATGCGGATAACTACCTTTTCCCAGAAATCTGCATTATCTGGTCTAAGCAGCTTCACCTTGTTCCAGAACTCAGGATCCTTGGGGTCAACGATGTTAGACGCCAGTTCTTTTTCCAACTGGGATACGGTGATGCGGATCTGGTTAATCTGCGCTTCACGCTCATCGTCTTCCAGGTCTTTGAGCTCAGGAGCGAACTCATTGAGTCCTGTCACATAACGGCTAATGCCGTTGTTGGTCAGACAGACCAAGGGTTCTTCGTGAAAACAGTTTTCAAACAACGCCATGTTGTAGCGTTGCAGACCCATGTTGTCTGCTGTCGTGTCCACATAAGGTCGGATGCTCACTTGCGCACCCTTCTTTAATGAGTTGTGTTTCTCAATCAAAGTAACTTCCATAAGGTTTTTAAGTTGGTTTGTTTTTCTTCTGCAACATTGGTCAGCTTTCGCTTTAAGCTCCTGAACCACGTCACGGTTGTTGCTTCTCAGGAGTACCCGGCTTTCGCCAGGCTAGGGGCCGTACATTACTCATGTACGGGTGGGAGGTGGATCACAAGAAAACCTGCAAATACCAGGAGGATTTTAATGCCCTCCTGGTTTGCAGTATTACCTTCAAGGTTCTTAGAATGAACCTCCAGTGATGGGGTTGCGCATCACGATCTTGAGAACTTTGGTTGGGTCCTTAACCCAGATAGAAGGCATCATCTGAGTCATGAATACACGGTAACCGTTGAAGTTACCTACAGAGGCAAACCCTTGAGAGCGACCCATGTAGTCCATAGTACCGTTTTGATAGAACCACTTCAGTTCGCTGTCCCACTTCAACTTCAACAAGAAGATGTTGTCGTTGGTGTTGTCAGTGATGTCAAACACGATGAAGTTGTAAGATGACAATGGGTAACCATCGATGATGGGGTTCTCAATGTCATTGGTGTGTACGTTGTCAAATGCAGGATTCAACACAAACTTCACATTCGCCAAGAATGGGATTGTGTAGCTGGTGAACGCAAATCCAAAGTTCAAGTCCATAGCGTTGTTACCAGAGATCGCTCCGATACCAGCTTTAGACATGTCAGTGAACAATGCGTTAGTCTGAGAAGACGTGGCACCTGCGATGTTAAAGGCCTCTTTCTTGATCGCCTCGTTCACCATGCGCATACCGGCCATACCAGTTTGTACAATGATCTGACGAGAAGGATCTGGTCCTTTAAATTCAACCTTACCATTGTAGAAGTTGAAGATCTCAGAGCGGAACAATTCCAAGTTGAAACCATTCTTGTTGTAGATACGCTTGAACGAGTTGTCCAATTGATCCCACAAACCTACTGACAAGCGAATGTCATCTGGTCCGTCTTGCTTGATTCTACCGCCCTTACCCCACATCAGGTAAGTCTCGATGTCGTTAGCCACTTTGCTTAAGTGAGCAGATTCCATCTTGGTAACGAATGTTCTGGTCAAAGAACCATTGTCATACGCCTTCTTGATGTAGTCTTTACCCAACTTAGATACCATAGCGTCGATGTTGGTCAACGATGGATCGTTTGCGATGTTTGCGTCAAATGAGCGCCAGATTTCAGTTACAGGAACTGTACCGTCAGCGTTCATACCGCCTTTCATCATCATCTCTGCGCGGCTGGATACAGAGTAGTGTACGTGAGCTTCAGCACCTCCAACAAAGTTGTAGTACTCGCGGAAGCCAGCGTTCAATTCTCCGATGTCAGAGAACTTCTCACCGTACTCACCACGTGCAGAACCTTTGCGGAAGAACTTAGTGCCAGGCTTTAAATACTTGGCAGTCTCTAAAGTTGCTGTGTTGTTGTTGTTTACCAACTGTACGGTGTAGATGAAACCGTCTCCTGCAGGAAGGATGTCATCAGCAGTGATGTACATCTCCAAGCCTTTGTACTTGTCATAAGTGACGATGTCACCGTGACCGAACGCACGCTTGTTCAACTTAATTTTGAAGGTAGTACCATCAGCACCTACGTTGCCAGACTCTACGTTCTCGACTACATAAGGAAGGTCCTGTACAACAGGAGTCTGCCACTTGTACTCTCCACGAGCGTTGTCAACTAAGATGGTGTTTTTACCACCGAACGATGCCATCTGATACAGAGGCATCTCTACCTTTTGGGTCATGGCCCACAAATCAACTGGACCTAAATCCATAGGTTCAGAGTTTTTGAGCATGTTCACCAAATGGTAGCTGTCCACGTGAGAACTAACCTTGTAGTTAGTGTCTCTGAGGAACAAACCATTGTTTAAAACTGGTGTTGCCATAGTTAGGGTTAAGGATTAATTGTTAATAAGGGTTAATTGTGTTATCGTTTAAAGATGTTGGCAGGTTGGCGGGGGATTCTGCGGGTCTGTGACTTTGACGGAGCGTCATCATCATCGTCTCTCACAGAAGAGCTCAGCTTGCGGGCTTCCTCCGTTTTCAACTTGCGGGCTGTGTCTTGCACCACCTCATTCTTTGCCTGGCGACGGATGTTCTCTTTGTAGTCATCTGGATCACTCAGCAACCATAAGGTTTCTGCAATCAGGTCATAGCGGGGTTCTTTGCCAAACTGGTAGTCTTCCAACAGTCTTCCCAACAGGTTTGTAGGACGTCCTGTCATGGACTCATACTTTACCGTGGTCAGCTCATCCCATAAGAATTTCTGGCGTTTGCCGTCAATCTTCACCCCGTTCAGTTCACCTGGTTTCAGGGTATGGTAGATGTTGGACATATAGGCCTCTTTCTGGGCGGCTTGCTGTTGGCGGAAAGCTTCTTGTTGCTGAAGCTTGGATTGTACGATCTCTTCCTGCTTCTGGTCCAACTTGGGTTTGAACTGCTGAGCTTTTTTACTCAGTGTTCCTGCATCGGCCCACTCAGCAATCTGATCTTCTAACAGCTCCTGGTCTCCGTTGCCAAAATTGGTAGCCTGCAGGTACTGGCGGACAATCAATTCCTGGTGATCAGGATTGGTGGCATCCAGTGAACGCACTTCCTCTACCGAAGCCAATGCTCTGAACAAACCTCTCATGTCTGTTCCGCCTTTGGCCACATACTCCGCTGCGTACTGCAGCTCGTGTGGTAATGATTCAAAGAACTCTTTGGGAGTTTGTTCGCGTATTGCGCGCTCGCGCTCCTCTATGTTGGCCTGGATTAACTCTTTCCAATCTTTCATGGAGTAGTCTTCCAGGGCTTTGTCCTCTTCAAAGGGCATGATCAAACCTTCTTCAATCAACTTGTTAAAGGTTTCTACCATTCCGCTCTTGTCAATCTTCTTGCGACCAGGCTTCTTGGTATCGTCATCATCTCCTTCTTCCAGTTCCTCATCCAAGGCAGCCAGTGTTTTCTGAACATCTTCAGGACTGGTCTTCTTGGTTCCATCACCACTGTCATCATTTCCGTCGTCATCGCTGTCAAGGAAACTCAGGTCTGCGGCTTTGGCTTTGCTTGTGAACATGTTGGGTTTGGAATCATCATCCCCATCTGATGTCACAATGCTATCAGCACCGGGCATTGGCAAAAAGTCATCAATGCTGTCGATAGTTACACTATCTGTGCTGGTGTTTTCTCCGGGTTTGCTCATAATTGGTTTATGTTGGTTAGCTCTTCATATATAATCTACAAGAATAAACCTGTAGAATTTACATCTACAAGAGGTAAGCTCTACAAATAGCGCACTATATCGCTACGCCTTACTCCTTGTCGTATTTGTTTTTGTTGGTCTGGGCTACCTGAACCTGCTTATCAGCAATGCGCTCGCGGGATGCAAGCTCCTGGCGTTTGAGATCCAGTTTCTGTTGTTCAGTAGCCTGGCGGTTAATTTCCTTATCGCGGTTAAGCTGTTGGGCAGCTTGCTGGGCGTTCTTTTTATCGAGGTACTCCAGTGTCTTTACATAGTCAGACTCGCCATCTTTGTCAGCATCCATCATAGCGGTGTAACCCGCAGAACGAATCTCTGCCACACGGATGTCTTTCTCACGGTCTAAAGCCCTTTCTTCAGCCTGTGCTTTCAGCAATGCTTCCTGGCGCTCAGATTCTGCCTGCTGCTTCATTTGCTCAGTTTGCTGCATTGCCTCCAGTTCTTGTTGCTTAGCTTTATTGGTCTTGTCCTCAATACCCTTCATGGTATGGGTGATCTCAGCCAGTGAGTCTGCCTTGAGGATATTACCCAGGTCATAGATAGAGGCACCCGCAGTATTGTTGCTTAGCGCCAGCTGACGGATTTGCTCCATTAACATGCGCTGGTTTACCTTGGTAGAAGCAAACACATTCAGGTCACGACTTAGTAGTTCTGTACCATTCATCTCAAAGTTCACCTTCTCATCCATAGAGGTTACATACTGCAGGCGCAGGGATGGACGGGTAGAATGATAGTATTGTGCCAGGTCTGTACGCATCTGGTGTACGCGTGGCATCAGGTATTCTGAGTGCTGGATAAAGTACATTTCAGTTTGAGAGTACGAGGCGTTCATAGCCTGCTGTACTCCGGTAGCGGTTTCCTGGGCAATGACTTGTCCCATGCGCTGTGGGTTGATACCAATGGATTCAAATGCCTGACCTTTAAAGTAGTTGGCCAATTGGATTCTTGACATTAAACGCTGGGTCTGTTCCAGGTTCAGTACCTGGTAGTGCTGGAAGTTCAGCGCGTTCTCCGTGTTGGTAATTGATGTATCCAAGGGTAGCATCTGGAAGTTCTTCATGGCCACGTAAGCTTTACCAAACTGGTCATGTCCCCAATCTTCACCCATAGAGTGTTTGGGAAGCGCGTTCTGGTCCAGCATGATCACTGTGCCTAGTTCATCCACCAGGATGTCTGCAATCTGGTTATTCACCAGGTTATAGCCAATCTGGTAGGGCTTCATCTTGTCTACCAAAGATGAGCTCTTGGTGTTGCGGTCTGAGAAGACAGATCCTTCAACAGGAAGTTTACACCCATATAAAGTAAAGTCACCCTTGAATTGGAAACGCAGGGGCTTTACATTCAGGTATAATGGCTGAAAACCGTTGGCGTCTACGTTACCATAGAAGCTAGGACGGTTTGGTCCAATCTTTACTCCACCCCATACTTCATTGATCCATATCCAGTCAATATGCTCACCGGCAATCAACGTCTCACGATTTTTGTCCCTCATCACAGAAGTATCGTATATGGGCTTTTCAGTGATGCGGTAGTTCTCATCTACAATCATGTCAATGAGAATACCATCTGAATTAATCTTGGAGAGATGCCCTACCATGCGCTGGCTTTTCCAGTAGCAGGTAGTTACACGCAATAAGTTCATGTTGGACAAATCAGACAAGTCCTCTGACTCGTTCAGAATGCGGAACAGGATGTCATCCCCGGTAGACACAAATGTGTCGCGGGCACTCAGGAACTGGCGCATGCCCAGAGAAGGACCTTGCGTATTCCACTCATAGGAACGGGTAGCGTCGTAGAAACTACCGTCGTTCTGCACACCAGGCAACAGGTAACCGGCTGCTTTGGTAGGATAGATGGCTTCTAAAGTTTGCAGTTGTTCTGCATCCATCATCCAGCCGTATTTGTCTACAATGTCTGACAGCGTCATCAGGTCTAAACGACCTACCCAGTTAGACTGGGAGATGTAACGCGCCTCAGGGCTTTTGTGATAAAAGGTCAATACAGGGTTCCACAGCTCAATGTCAAAATCATCCTCATTCATCTTGAAGTGCCAGAACTCACGGTCAGTGATCAACATGTCTTTGAAGGCCATGTTTTCCAGTTCTTTCATGTAGAAACGCTCAGTGTCTACGTTGTGCTGGTGGGTAGCCCACTCCTCTACCAGGGAGCGGTAATCTTTTTTGAAGAATGCTTCAATCTCTGGTAAGCTTTTCAAGCTCTCCGGGCTCATCATTTGCTGAGCTTGCTGTGCCTGCTCCTCGTTATTCAGGTCAAGACCCATGGACTGAATGGTCTCCTGCATTTTCTTTTCTGCATCTGCCAGCAGGGTTTGCTCCAGCATCAGACGCTTGGCCTCCAACATCTCGTTGAAGCTGTTGTCATCCACCGCGCGATAGGTGATGCGGTCGTTGCGCTTGGCAAACTCGCCCACCATCACGTTGATGACATTGGGTATAATGGGAAAGAACTTAAGCTCAAATGCAGAAGCATCTTCTTTGGTGAGCACGTCAATCAAGTCTGCCACCTCATTGTCTTCCTCTACGATATAGTCCGTCTTGTCTATGATACCGTTGGCCAGCTTGTAGTTTTTCATCAAGCGACGCGCATTGCGACGGATCTGCTTGAGCCCTTGCATCTCCAACCAGTCCATGTTCCATGCACCCCATGATTCGTCTTTTTCCTTGCGCAGTAAAAACTGCACAGGCTGGGTGATGGTGCCCATGCGGTGGTAATCCGCTCTGGCTCCGTTCTTTAGTTGTAAGGCGTTGTAAATTTTAGGCATGGTGTTTTCTATAGGTCAGGATCATCGCAGATTCCTGAAGGGATTTCTGGGTTTTCTCATACTTGAAGAACCGCCACTGGCATTACCCATGTGACGAAAGGGGCTCTTATATAATGTACTGAATTTGGAAGAGTTCTCCAAATTACTCTCCTCACGTTCAACGCGTTTGCTGTAGCCCCTGTTGGACTCCTGCACTTTGGCAAATGCCACCAGCGCACAGAATGCCACCAGTCTATCCACGTTGAGTCCTTTGCGGTAAGCCTGCATTTCTTTTAACAACATTGCATCTGGAATGCGCTCTACTCCATGGGTGCGTTTCACAATGGTTCCATGTTCGTCACTCTCATGGTCAAGTTCTTCTTCCATGAACTGCACGGCATAACTCAGCAAGTTGCCACGGAAGATGTTACCTACGTTACGCCAGCCATATTCCTGGTAGACGTTGGTGTTGCTCATCAGCTCTTTGAGAAACATGATCTGGTTTTTGGGCACCAGGTATTTCTGCTTGCGACGCGAAATCATGTACTGGATAAACAGCGAGATGTTGTTTTCCACAATGGTCCACGCATTGTACCACTCAATGATCAGTTCCAGGCGCTCATGCGTTTTGTTGAGGTCATCAAAACGACCGCACCAACTAGCGACAATCTTGTCACGTTCAATCACCTGCTCAATGCTACCGTCTTTCTTGTGCTTGGTGACTTCCTGGGACGTCTTGTATACGTAGATGGAACACAAAGATTCTGAGGTTGTTGTCTTACCTTCTGCCACAGGGTCAATGCTGGCGTAGTACGTACCGAAGGCTGCGTCTTTCTGCGGGCGTTCATACACGCAAATGACTCCCTCTTTGTTCTGTGTCTTAGGCGTAATGGGAAACTCCAGGATGGGCAGCTTTTTGCTGTCCTGTGCCTGAATCTTACCATGCTCATCGCGGTAGAGCTCTACGTACTCAGAAAAGTATGTCTTGTCTTCAATGCGTCTCAGCTGTTGAGTAACCAGGTGCAGCGGGAACACGGAGTCTTCCCTGCTGGCAAAAGCCTCTGAAATGTACATGGGTTTCTGAGACACCCTAAGCTGGTACTCATCCGGGCGTAGTTTCTTTTTCCAATCCTCACGCTCTGCCAGGATCATGGTCATGGCTTCCTCCACTTTGGAATTACCCCACTGGTCAATGCAGGGAATCATACTCCACTGCTCTGGAATAAAGAGTCCACACTCCCCAATTTGCCCGTTCTCATCCATCAGGTTGGTCTCTATGGCAAGCACATCCTTGGAATCGGGGTTCATGATCAGGTCTTTCAGTGGCTCACACTGCTCCAAATCTCCTACAGAACCTGCCACTACAAACTGTCCCGTGTAGACCATACCCGATTTCATGGCAGGTAACAGGTACTCCAGGGTCTTACCCATGTGTGGGGCAATACCTGCCTCCTCATGGAAGAACAACGTACAAGGACCACCGACACCATTGGTAGGGTCTTTCTCCAGTACCAGGCCTATGAGAACGCTTTTCAGACCCACGTCGCGCTTGCGGCCACCCTGGTTAATCTCAATCTTCTGTTCCCAGTTCAATACCTTGTCAGGATTGCTGGGACGGTACCATGCAGTATGCGTGTTCAGGAAGTTTCGGTACTCCTCTAGGAAACGCCAAGTGCCTTTCTCTGCGATGTAGTCTTTCAGAGAACCGGCCATCTTGTTGATCGCACCCTCTTCAAACCAGTAGAGGTTGATCATCTTGGCCGCATGAAAATAGGATGACGCAATCTGACGTTTCTTCAGGATTGCAGCATGTTTGTAGTGTTGCTTGGCCAGTTCCTCGTAGAGGGCCATGTGGTACTGGGCATCCCGTACATCCGGGAAGGTGAACTTCCCCACCTCTTTGTTGTAGATAGGTAGGAAGTTCAGCCACATGTAGTAGTCACGGGTAAGATACCAGGTCTTTTTCCCATTTTTGTAGATCACCCCGTTGCGGCACTTGTCTTTCTCAGTATCCCAGTAGGCTACAAAATCCTTACTCTTGGGTGGAGCAGGGCAATAAAACTTGTCTATGTTAAACCTACGCGCCTGCTTGTTGAATAGCAGAGAGCACTCGTCAAACTCGTATTGACCAGGCTGTTTGAACATTGACCACAAGAACTCACAAAATGTTTCACGTGTCACAAATTCTGTGTGGCTCCACTCACCGGTGGCGTAATCATAGGTTGGGATCTTAATGTGCATCAGTCTTTCAAATCGTCTACTATCAGGCGCACGTGACCCGTACTTACGGGCCATATCACCTGTTTGATTTCATAGGTATTGTTGTCCAACTCAATCCAGTCTCCTTTGCAAGGAACCTGTCTAAAATCAAAGTATGCCAGTGTACCTTCTGCTTTATGGATGATTGCTGTTGAGGGCATTGCAGGTATTTTTTAATTTTTCCAGTAGGGAGGTCACACAGTTGGCTTCAATCAGCGGGTGTTTCATTTCACTCCTGTTCCAGTAAGCAGCGTGGTCTTCACGGTGAAAAGCATACCAAGTATTGGTATAACTGTTATAGTGAAGCAGCCACTCATACATCCACTCTTGATTTGTTTTTATACAAGGTGTTGTATCAAGCTGTCTGTGCTTCATGTGCAGGTTCAACCCTTTAATGAAGAGTTTAATGGAAAGCTTTTCTGCCCACTGGAGATTGTACAAAAACTCTGAAAGTTTCAGCAACAAACATGAGGCAATTTTATATAGTGTCTTTTTCATAAGGATAAAATTTTGCATGCAAGTAGTATAAACCAAAGAACAGTCCCGACAGGCAGTAAAACACAAAGTCCGTAGTCCAGTAGGAACCTGTCCACTCCATGACCAGGGCGAACAAGGCATCGAAGCCAAAGGGGTTGAAGAACATCGCCAGCATCAGCAGGATGTTTCTGGTGTGGGTATGTCTGAGTACTCGTATCATCAGGGTCCATAGGATCAGTATTCGTTAAACTTACATCTGGTCATAGCCCAGCTGTTGTCCTCCGCGCACCATGCTCTTTTGTTCTTCCATCAGGTCTTTGTACGCTCCTTTGAAACTCATGCGGATGGCCTCAAATTTGGCAGCAGCATTGACCAGGGAGTTGATGTTCCCGTCACGCCCGTGTTCAATGGGTGTGGTTTCCATGTACTTGGCCAGGCGGTCCAGCATGTGCTTCATACCAATGTATGCGCGGTAGGTAGGTGTCTCGTATAGTTTTTTGCACATATCCAGGGCGTACAGGATAGGCTCGTCTTCTGTAGAAAAGTCTGGCTGAATCTGCGAGAGGATAAGCTCCTCCTTTTCATTTTCTGGCGTGTCAAAAAACGGGTTCATGTCCGGGTTAGGACAAGTCATATAGAACAGGTACAGGTACACTTTCATGTAACTGTCCGGATATTCTTCCATGATGTCCTTCAGGAACTTCAGCGCGTAGCAATGTTCTGAGGGAATGATGGCTCCTTCATGTATATCAAATAGTTTTACCATGTCTTCCAAAGGTTAGGTTGTTTCTTACTCTCAGATCCTTGTGCGTGAACTGCCACATCTCTCCTGTCTCATCAATTATTACCGTGTATACTGTATCCGTTTCATGTCCGTAGTCTGTCACTAGCCATACGACTCCTTTACCTTTAGGTGTGATTACCTCCAGGCGGTTGTGTGGTTCGTAGATCATCATAGCAGCGTGACTTGTATTTGTTCATCCCGCTCTACCAGGTGATAGTACAGCTCTATATCAGCGCTCCACCCAGCTCCTGTCCAGAACTCAAAACCTTTGAACCCTGCCTTGTAGCGACAGCATTTCTCATAACCTCCCAGCAGATACACGTGCGTGCAGTGCAGCTGAGAAGCCAGATTGCATTCGTGCATTTGGGCAATGTTACCCAGCGACAGACCAGGATGTTCATAGTTGGATATGAACTGCATGGCCACAAACTGGTCATCATAGGTTTTGTAAAAACTTACACCGGCCAGCTTGTCATCGTGCCAATACTCAATACACTGGCAACCTTCAAAGTGTTCCCACTGTATATCCCTGGCAAATCCATGGTACGCACAGTATTGCTCGTAAATTTTTTTGTATGCGTCCTGGTGCAGAATGAAATCACCAGGGCGGGCAGTCACCTTCTTACTCAGCCTTTTGACTGTTTCAGACGGACGGTATAAGGAAAGGTCCAGGCGTACACTGCGCAGGTTATACCATTCAGAACCCCAAGGGATCCACCCTTCTTTGAGTGCATCCGCGCCAGATTCTCCTGGCTCCAGGATTCCATAGGGCGCGGAGTAGATAAAGTCTAAGTCAGAGACCTTACCAAAACCTTCTATGTGGTCAAAGTGCACTTTCACTTTTTCTTTTTCTTTTGCAGCATAGCTGCGTTGTCCTTGTACCAGCTCATGATAGAGAGGACCTCATCTTTAAGATACGGCAACTCATAGGGAATCACCTCTTTTACGATGGGTTCTCCGTTACTATCCAGTTTGCTAATGGGATAACCAAACTCATCTTTCTCCTCTTCCTCTTCAAACACGATGTGGTGGATGGTAAGCTTTCCCGCCTTGAGGTTGGGATTATGCTTCAGGATCATGTACATGTAAATGCTCAGCTGGAGGTTGTAGTGGTTCAGGTTACAGTCGTCCAGGTGTGATACCGGAAAGCCCATCTTCTGTGAGATGCCCTCCCAGTTCTTGAACGACTCTGCTTTGATCTCCTTGTTGGTTTTGTAGTCGGTGATGTGCACCTGTCCATCCGCAACCTCCACCAGGTCTGACTGTCCGCAGATCCCTGCTGAGCGTAAATACACCATGTGCTCTGGATAGATACCTTCAATCAGTTTCTGAGAAGGCGCCATCTTTTTTCCGTTCTCATCAAACATGGGACGGATCACCGGCAGCTCCTTGTTGTGACGATTCAAGGTTGTGCAGCCGGTGATGTCCTGCTCCCGCTGGTCATGGTACCAGTTTCCCAGGCTACAAGCCCTGTCAGATTCTTTCTTCCAGGCAGCTTGTATCTGTTCCACCGTCATACCATACCATTTACCCTTTTTGTTAGCCGCGCTTTTTTTCGCTACCGCGTTGCTGTCAAAAGGTTGTTTGAGGTGTCCGATCAGTGTAGTGACACTGGTCCAGAGTGTCGCATCAGAAGCGTCAATGCTTTTGTACGAGTGGGTTGAAGGTTCAAATACTAAGGACATTACGATTCAATTTGAGATTTGATCATGTCCTCCTCTTCCTGTGTCACCACAGCTTCCCACTTCTGTTTGTCACAGGCGCTCGACAGTGAGCGCAGCTTCAGGGCAAGAGAGCATCCGCAGGCTCCGCAACAAGGTTGGGTGCCGGGAACTACGCAGCTCTTGCCGGTTTTGTCAAGGAACTCGCAATCGTTGCAAATAGCCTGGCGTTCAGCGGCTACTTCCTCCACGTGTTCATTCTTGAAGACACTATTGGTGATTCCCTCAAGAATCTTCCCCTTGTTCTTCCAGATTTGTATCAGGGTATGTTTCATAGGTGTTAGATTTTCTTAATTCCATAATACCAGCCTTGCGATCCTTCTCAGCCTGCATCATTTCCTGTAGCTTGTGGAACTTTTTCAGGTCTTCAATGTGTGTGAGGCGTACCTCGTAGGCGCGCATGGTGTTGATCTTTTCCAGGAACGGTATCTTATTTACCGTATGGTCAATCTTTTTCTGCAGGCTCTTGGGTTTTATCACAAACCTGCCCAGGTTAGGTACCTGCAGCGAGTGGTAGTCTCCACTGCTCAGGCGTTTGTGCAGCGTAGAGTAGAAGAAACTCACAATGTCTTCCACCAGCTCAGCTGGCAACTCCATCTGCTGCGCTGTTTTAGCAATCAGCTCTTTACGCTTTACCGGTCTCAACAGCTAAAAAGTTATAGTCCAACAACACATTTCCTTTGGCAGCCACCGGGATGCGCTTGGTAATCTCAATCATCTTTTTACCGCGCTTGTTTTTCTCAACCAGCGCCCGTTTTTCCAATTTGACAATGCGGTTGCGCACGTTCTGTGCCCGCACCGCAATCTCCTCTGGCTTGATGCCAGGGTTCAGTTTTTTGGCAGCCTGGGTACAAAATGCACCCAGCTCCATGGGACCCCACAAGGCAAGCAGGGTCAGCAGCTCTATGTCAGAAGGGATCAGGTGTTCTTTAGCAAAGAACATTACCTCTGTCATGATCTGATATTTCACCAGGTCATGTGAAGTGACCCTGATTTTTTTTTGGATTCTGTTGACTTCCATAGGTCTTTAGTATTGTATCGCTGCACCCAGGACTTGCACCTGGATAACACCCGTTGTCACAAATGTTGCCAGTATTTGTGACGAGCTGCCCCACCCGACAGCAGATGTGGTTAACTTTAAGCTTCGCCCAGTGCGCGATACCATGTGGTTTTTCATGTCGTTGTGCAGGAGGGACTCGAACCCCCAAGCCTCACGGACCAGATTTACAGTCTGGCGAGCCAACCAGTTGCTCAACTGCACAAAGTGGATTCTTAATCTAAAATCATCCAGTCTTCAGACAGCATGTCCGTCTGAGAGGCAAGCCATCCCATCAGGATCTTGTTGTCTGCGGTTTTGAACAAGATATATGGCAATACTTCAGCAGTACCACCGTTTTGTTCTGCAAATGCACGGGTGTGAGGATTCCAGAACTTCTCTGCTTCTAGTGCAGGGTTTCCTTCACCCAAAGCAACCCACATCCCTTTACCATTCCAGCCGGCACGGCAAGCGCGCTTACCAGCTTTTAGCGCTTCAAGCGCTTGACCATAACTTAGATTGCTCATTTCTTCAGCCCCTTGGCAATGCCCTTTACCGCATACATCTGCGCTGTTTCTAACTCTGTCATGGCAATGCTAAAGCAACGCTTGGCCTCACCATCTTCTGTACCAAGCAATTCATTGTTACAATAATCAATGGCATCTGCCATCATACGTTTGAATGTTCCAATCTTGTCATCTGAAGATGGATTGAAATTGATATGACATCTAGACTCCCCTAGTGTCAATGTTCTCATGTCTGTGTTTTCCATACTTGGTTTTAAAGTAGTTGCGGGGGCAGGGCTCGAACCTGCGTACTTCGGCTTATGAGACCGAGCTGGGACCAACTCCAGTCTACCCCGCCATCCAGAGGTTACCACACAATGGCCACCTCATATTCGTTCAACATCAGGTAATGCTTGTCTTCCAACGGTAACACTTCGCATGACTGCAACGCGCTGCCAGAGATGTACACTTCGTCCCCTGCTTTTACACCTTCTACTTCTTCACCAACCGCAGACACTTTAAGACGTGTCCACTTGCTGATGAACTCACGGTCCAGTGCAGCTTGCTGTTCTGGGGTCAACTCAATGGCTGACTTCGGACGCTCTGGTTTCTCAATAAGAATCCTTCGTCCCTTAAGGGCTTTAAACTCTAGCATTATTTCTCTTTCTTTAATGACCTTACTTTAGGACTTTCTTCCTCCTCGTCAGCAGGAGCTTCGTTTTGCTTTTGTTGAACCTGGGCCAGGAACAAAGTGGCCTGCAGGCGTTCAGCGTCAGATTTGGCAGCACGGGCTTGCTGTTCAGCAAGGTCTGCACGGAGAGTTGCCAGTTCAATCTGGTCTTTGTACCACGCTACTACTTCTTCGCGAGATACTTCCTTTTCAGGAGTTTCAGTGTTTGACATAGGGTTAGTTGGTTTATTCAGCAAACTGCTGAGATTTAACACTACAAATATACTTAAAAAGTTTAACCTCTACAAATTTATGTATATTTTTGTACCTCTACAATATCACTATGAAAAAATACCAACTGAAGCGTGAGCACGATGGGCTCACCAAAGAGGCAGACAAGATTGCCTGGGTTGAATGGAACGACAAGGGTTATCTGAAAAAGATGCATGATGAGCCTGCACCAGGCAGGTCTTTGATGCTGGATCCTCAGTACTCTTACTCCTATACCTGGCTTACAACAGAAGTGGCCGAGATCCAGCAACAGACCTCAGCCACCGTACAGTTTAGAACTAAAAATTCTACGTACACCTTAACCAATAATGAGGCTGCTACCGAACCCTCCATATCCGCGCAAACTTATTCTCCGGTTGAATCACCTGACCCTTTATCACCAGATGCTCAAAGTCAGATTTTATCAGACGTTTGACAGAATGCAGTTTGGATTTGGGTACCACAAACGATTGCCTGGGTTTGATCTTCTTTAGGATGTCACCGGCCTGTTGTAAGAACAGCGGGTCTCTGACGCCACGTTCAGGTAACGGTACATTGTCTTCAAGCGTTAACAAAGACATCTCCTGTTTTAAGACCCTAGGTCTGCCAGCTGATTTCACTGGCTGCTTTTTTGAATTTGCCATTTGAAAAGAAGGTTTTGACTTTGGAGAGGTAAGCTAATAAAAACCAACCAAGCAGCAAAATTTTTCTGTAGAGCTAACAAATTATGAAACAACAATTTAACATCAAGTCAAAGTTCAGTCTGTTTGCCACCGGTGCTGTGCAAGTTTATTTTGTGGCAATTAATACGTATTTTCTTAGTAGAGAGTTTTACCTGGGCGTCACCTTTGCCGCCTTTATGATCTCCATGATATGGTCCCACAACATCAAGAAGATAGCATTTGGCACCACAATGGACAGGGTGCTGTACTCCCTGGGGGCGACCCTAGGGTCTCTGGCCGGACTGGCGACCTCCAAAGCATTGACCAACCTAATATCCCAGGCACTATGACCATCAACAACAGATTCAAGCTGGGCGAGCTTGTATACCTACGCACAGACCCGGACCAATTTCCCCGCATCATTGTAGCCCTACAGATCACAGTAGATGGCGGCATGCTTTACAAACTTGCCATCGGCATGAACGAGCAGTGGCACTATGAGATAGAACTCGCCAGAGAGAAAACACCAGACTTCCTACAGAACTAACCCTCGACCGCTACCTTGGGACCTGTTACGTGACAAGCAGGACAAAGACCCCGGCCTCATCGCTGGGGTTTTTTGTTGTCACATTTTTACCTAAGGATTTGTTACAAGACCACCGTACAAGTAACCGACTAAGTCACCGACCAACTTGTCGCAAATGTTTGCAAAATCTGCATGAATTTTTCCAAATTCTTCATGCACAAATGTCCAGTTTTTTACACTAAAAACTTGACATAGGTAGCGCTACTTAGATGATCCCCCTAGGGTACGCTGGTTTTCACCTACCCCCGGTTAACTGCAGGGGTGAACATACCCCCCCCCATGTTCCCACCAAGTTACCCACCATGCTCAGGGACACAGAAACGTGTGAGGGGGAGGATTTGGTCTGAGGGGGAGAGAGTGGGGAGTCCCCACCAACACCACCCCCACCAAACCACACAACACCGCCCACCCCCCATGAGATTCAGCAGTAAACCCAAATGATCATGAAGATTTTCATCATCGCGGGGCATACCATCATTGCTAAGTCACTCTCTGAGGCGTACGCGTATTTCAGAGAGTTCTGCTTAGAGCAATGATTTGTCAGGGTCACGGGAGTGGCCCACCGCACAGCGACAGGGTGCATGCGATCTACAATGGAGAGATAGATCGTATGCGCCCTTTAAATCAATTCACCTCTCTCCGCAACCTTTAAATTTTAGCTCAAATGTCAGCTCAAATTTCTGTTCTCGCGTCTGAATCAGGCGCCAAAATCCGTGTTAGCAAGTCTAACCCTTCTCAAGGTTCAATCGCCCTTGTATCTGAGAAGGCCATCACTAATGGGCGTTGGGCGGAATCTCAAACGAGAATCACCCGCATCATGGGAGACATCAAGGCCCTCAAAGCTTGGATGGACGCCTATGGGGACAATGTGCCTGGTCAGCTTGTCACCCTTGAGTATTTAGAGACCGAGCGTGAGGCGTATGCCAAGATGCTTAATCCCAAGAAAGAGGGAGAAGAGCAGCTGAAGTATGCCCTCAAGCGCCCAGGGAAAGACGGCCCTGTCTGTACTGCGGGTGGTGTGCGTATCCTGCGCTTCACCGAGTATGATCCTCAAGGGGTCATGCAGGACAAGCTCGTAGCGCATGACAATCAGGCTGAGATCAAGGCGTGGCGTGAGGCCAAGAAGGCTGCCAAGTCTGAGTCAGCTCCTGAGGCTGCCGACACTCCTGCGGATCTTCCTGCTGAGCGTCCCAAGCGCACCCGCAAAAAGGCTGAGGCCTAATTGCTGTGCTTCCTTACTACGCAGCGGTGGCTCTCTTCGGGGAGCTGCTGCCGCGTAGCCTACCGTTCCTCTACACGCAACACTGTCTCACACCAGTGGAGCACCAGGAGGAACAATATGACACCATCGGTGTAGCGCGGTGATCAAAACGAGACCCTGCACTGCGCACCACTTGGGCCACATTACACCCAAAACCACCCACCCACCAACAGGGTCAGTATAAATAATTAACCTAAAACAGTTTAACCAATGAGCAAAGTAAAGCTTCAACCAACAGAGAGCGGTGCATTATTCACTGCAAGTAAGAACAACCCAGAGTACGGTTTCATCCAGGTGAGACAGTCTACCCTAAAGATGGGTGGCGGTCGCTGGGCAGAGACTGAGGAAAGATCGGCCCTTGTATTGGGTACCATCCCCGTACTCAAGCAGATCATCCAGTCGGCCAAAGGCGGTGAGCTTCCAGGTCGCATTGTGGTCATGGAGTGGCCACAGTCTGAGGTGCCTGCCCATATCCACAAGGAGATCATGGGTAAGAACACCGACGAGGAGAAGGCGTATAAGCGCTACTTCAAGCGTGCAGGTAAGGACGGCATGTTCTGTACCGTAGGAGGCGAGCGCATCGTTGCCTACAAGTACTGGGATCAGACCGGTGAGGTGCAAGACATCCGTTGCGCGCATGACAATGGTGACGCCATTCGTCAGGCGTATGCTGCTGCGAAGGAGAAAGCTGCGGATGCGGCTGACCTTCCTGCAGAGCGCCCTGCTCGCTCCCGCAAAGGAGCGGAACTTCCTGCATAAGGAAGTGGTGCCTCTCACATATATAGAGGGGGAGAGACTAACCTGGTCTCTCTTCCCTATATATAGAGAGAAGACACCCGCAGTTCTTTCAGAGCAACGCTCACACCTCCTCCATCACGACCCAAGCAGGGCCAAGCGCACTGATCAGAACGGTAAAAATCAGAGGTAACTCACTGAGTATGAGGGAGTAAGGGTGAGGAACCACCACCCCTCACACCCTTTGTTGACTCCGTGACACACCCCACAAGTGCACAACTGTACCTCGCTGTAGATAGCTATACCTAAGTAAGCGTGTAAGTACATGCGTATATCCGTACTTATGTCTGTCTATATATGCTTACCTATATATGTTGTTGTTTCTCTCTATAGGGAATCAGCATACCAGCCACCCGTTTTTTCCATCAACCCTCAAATCCCCCGCACAACCATGAAGTACTTTCACATACAAATGACAGCTGACAGTCCATGGATTGTTGAGCTTGGTGAATCCCTTACCCACGTTATGGCATACCTGGCTACGTTTGATACTATGCCTTATGCCTACTTCACTACACCGTACTAACTATTAATCTGAAACACCATGAAACAGTTTCTCTTTCTCTGTGTGATATGCCTTATGGCATGCACCGCAGACACCTGGGTCTCTACATACCCTACTTCTGACAGCTCTCCCGTGGAAGACGCTGTTCACCACATTGACTCTCTCCATCTCTCCTATGAAGATGTGACTGATGAGAACATCACCGATGCCATTCTTGAGACGGCTGATATGATGTCTCTCTCAGATGATGAGCTCCAGGCAGTAGTAGATCACTACGCTGATTGATTTGATGCACATAGACTGCACACTTGCTGTGTAGTTTGAAGATGATAACAGGCCCCACTATGGGCTGAAAAGCGTATGGGTTCAGAGCTGATAACTCTGTGTACCTGAAACAAACCAGGGGAACAAGACTGAACAGGAGCAATCCTGTTGAATGAACAGCCTGGAGCATTAGTAGTATCGTTACTTCTAACGGCCTGAGATTTACATGGAAAACCGACTGGTGAAGTGATTGGTGGAACATGTATAAGCTGTACTCTGGCATCAACCAGACAATGCAGGTTCTAACAGAGAGGTAGGATAAACCTCTCTATTTTTTTCTCAACCCTTAAAACTCAACTCCTATGCAGATTGCAAATCGTATGTACTCAAGTACTTGGGGCTTGTACAAAGGCTGTGTAGCCTACGAACACTGGGGTCATAAGACCTTGTATGTGTTCAAAGACGTTTCCCCCAAACGTCTGAAGGAGCGTAATGTTATCTCCAAGTGGGGTCATTACAAGGTGAAGTATGTATCCAATGCACAACTGTTAGAGATGGACTACTTTCATGATATCAAGGCGGTTGTCTTTGATGGTAAGCTTGGGACAGGATACACCACCCCTTCTTCCTCAGGTTCATACCTTTTTTGCAAGCGCAAAGATGGGCCTGAACCCACACCCCGTGCACGTCGGTAAGTGCATGGGGTTTTTTGCTAATACTACATCGCATTTAAGATACGTTCCGCAACATACAGCGGATAGTGTGTCCTACATGATGAGAAACGGGGTGATGCCCGTATGGATTTGCTGACATGACAAGGTTATGTTAGGGTGACAACCTGCCGTTTAGTCTATTCCTAACCCTGACAATCTCTAACAGACTGCTGAGACAGGGGACAGCCAGGACGCTTGCAAGTTGGATAGCATAGAGCGTTATAATATTAGGCCGTTTGACCCGCATGTGGGGAGGTCAAGACTCATAACTGGATATGCTCGGTTATGTCGCGCTGAAGACAGAGCGCAAGGGGGACAGATAAAGTTCCCCCTAAATCTGTCGAAGTTTAACTCTTAATACCACAACCATGAGTAAGTTCATCGTGTTCAACACCCAGAAACAGGCAGAGCATTGGGTCAAGTTTCAAAATACCATTGTGAATAAGCAATTGGAGCTTTGGCAAGACTCTGAAGCATTTGCCTATTTCAAGTTGAGTTCCAAGAACCGTGTTGTCTACGTCAGTGGATGGCAGTGTGGCTGTGGATGCGATCAGGGGAACACCTCTGTGAGCGTAGTCGGGCGCTATAAACGCGCCTGACTTTTACTTTGTAAACCCTTAAACCCTACGATATGCATGCGTCACGTTTTCACCCGTCCATGATGGACAAGCCTTCTGAGAAGACATTTGAGGTAGTGATTTGCAAACAGCTCTCTCCTGAAGGTGCTTTCAACATCGCCTTTGATGGTGGTTTCCTTACAGACCTTGGGTCTGATTTTTACAAATGCAAGCGAATACTTGCTGAAAACCTGAATCTAGAGATCATCAGCAACTATCCGATGGTCAATTACTAACCGCAGTTAAATCAAAAACCCTTAAACAAATGAAAAAAGAGTTTAATCACGCTGACATGGAAAATGAGTTTAAACAAGGCATACTTGCCGGTGTACTCTTGACCGTCTGCATTTGTGTTGTAGTAGTAACAATTTTTGTAAATGAACTTTCTTAAAACCACTGAACTATGAGAACATTTATTGCCGTTATGGCTTTCTTAGGAACATATTGCTGTCTTTACGCGTGTGTGGCAGCATTCTTTGCCATGGTTACCACCGGTACCTTTCAGGAAATCGCTGGTCATCCTGCCTACATGGTTTTTCCAAGTGTTGTTTACCTGTTTGTAGCAGGAGCTGTGGCAGATGACGTACACGAGACCTATGGCCAAGCTTAAAGTCGTTGAAGTTTCTATGCAGGAGATCTGGGCGCACACGCGTCCAGTCCTGCACAAGAACAAGAAGAAGTACACACGAAAAACTAAACATAAACCAAAATCCAAAGACGATGAGTAACATTCACTACATGTTTGACTACGTAAGCACCCTTGAGGATAAGCCCAAGGTGATACGCAAGTACATTGACACAGATACCATGACCTATAAGCTTGACAAGTTTGAGCTGACCAAGAAAGGTCTGAAGGGTATGGATGTGTTTCATGGACAACGCGTTCATGGCTACGTACGCTCAGGCAAGTACGTGGTGTTAGGATTGTTTGTGGACCCAAATACCTATCATTGATATGGAAAGTACACCAAAAGAAAAAGTATGGACAGTTGTCATACATTT